AAATAGTGCTGGACAAACTATTGGAGATGATACAGGTGGTGGTACAAATGATTTTACTGTAAGTGGTTTTGCAACAACAGATATTAAATCAGATAGTCCTACAAATAATATTGCAGTAATGAAAAACTACGACCCTGGTCATCTTCAAACTATAACTGAAGGTGGTTTAAAAACTGCAACTACTGGAACTAATGCTGGTCATCCAGTAATATCAACACTTGCTCCAAGTTCAGGTAAATGGTATGCAGAAGTAAGAAATTCTGGTACAACTGGTGGTAATACTTATGCATTAGGACTTTATATTCTTGAAGACATGACATTTTGGGATGGTTCTGCTAATTTATATCCTGGTGGTAGAAGAGATAATGCAGATGGAAATGGTGCTGCACTTTGGCTTATATCTGGTGGTACAAATTATTTAGTAACATCTGCAGATGGTTCATATATATTAAATAGTAATCCAAGTTATACTCTTGGTGCTGGAGATGTTATTGGAATCGCAGCAGATAGAGATAATGATCTTGTTACTTTTTATGGTAATAATGGTAGTGCTATTGGAAGTGCAACTATACCTCCTGGAAGAATTTGTTTCACAGCTATGAGTAATATTGCTTTGACATATAATTGGAACTTTGGTGATAACGGTACATTTAATGGTAACGAAACTGCTGGAGGTGAAACTGATGCAAATGGAGAAGGTGATTTTTACCATAGTGTTCCTACTGGATTTAAAATGTTAAAGCAAGATAATTTATCAGCTACAGATCAAAATATAGAAGATGGCCCAACACCACCAATACCAGATCTTGTTTGGGTCAAAAATAGAACAGATGGTACTGCAGACGAACATCAATTATATGATAGTACAAGAGGTGTAACAAAAGATATAAATTTAGATACAGCTGCAGAAACTACAACTAATGATGGACTTCAAAAATTTGTAGCAGGTGGATTTGAAATAGAAGATGACGTTTCTGTTAACACTGCTGACGAAAATTACATTTCATGGAACTGGGTTGGAGGTGGTGGAACCACTTCAGCTAACTCAGATGGATCAGGAGCTAGTTTAGCATCAACAATTCAAGCTAATCAAACAGCCGGCTTTAGTATAGTTCAATATACAGGATCTGGAAGTAATGCCACAGTAGCCCATGGATTATCTGAAGCTCCGGAATGGATTATGATAAAAAATACTAGTCATACTAATAGTTGGATTACCTCTCATGTTGGTTTAACAAGTCAAGCAACATATTCTTTGACTATGAATAATACTAATGCAGAATATAGTGATGCAGGAACAGTTTTTTGGAATAATGCAGCACCTACAAATAAAGTGGTTTCGTTAGACACTGATACAGGTGTGAATGGTTCAAGTAGAACATATATTATGTACTGCTGGCATAGTGTACCTGGCTACTCAAAATTTGGAAAATACCATGGAAATGGAAATGCGAATGGTCCATTCATCTACACCGGGTTCAAGCCGGCTATGGTTATGCAAAAAAGTCTCAGCTCTGGTACTGCTTGGGAAATAAGAGATAATTTAAGAGGGTATACACCTACAGTTGGTCATAATGGTATAACAGGCAATCCAATAACTCAAGTTTTATATCCAAGTAATAATGACCATGAATACACAACAGATAACTGTGATTTTTTAGCTAATGGATTTAAATGGAGAAGCTCGGGTGGTAATAGAAATGATAGTGGAAAAAGTTATGTCTATATGGCATGGGCAGTTCATCCTTTCAATGGTGATGGTAAAAATGCATTTGCCACAGCATTTTAGATAAATAATAATATTAACGACTTAAACTTATAAATAAAAACAGGAGAATATAATAATGTGGGCAAGAGTTAAGGCAAGTCAGGTAGTTGAAATAATCAATGGAGCAAAAGCTATGACCATTGACGGAACACAATATCCTGCAAGTATTTTTAAAATTTGGTCGGCTGCTGACTTAAAAGCAAAAGGCTTATACAGTTATTCAGAAACAGGACATAAAGATACATTCTATTATAATATGGGTGCTATCTCATATACTGTTGATGATGATGCTGGAACAGTTGTAGGTGCTTATGCATCCACTGCAAAAGGTATGGATGATGTTAAATGGACTTCAAAAGAAATAAGTGATGGAGATGCTCCAACTGGTGCAACAACTGATACAGTTAAAACAAAAGGTTTAAAAACTCTTTGGAAAGAAAAGATTAAAGCTAGCGCAGCTTCTCTTATAACTCCATACGATTGGTATTCTCTTAGAAAAGCTCAAGCTGGAACAGCTATTCCATCTGACATAAACACATATATGAATGCTGTGAGAACAGCGTCTGCAGTAAACGAAGCTAATGTTGCAAGCACAGCTAATGTAACTCAAATGATTGAAAGAGCATCAGATACATTTGATGGTGACGGTAACTGGTCAGCTAATGCTGTTTACAATGAGTGGCCAACTCCACTAGATTAATAGTATAAATAGTATCAAGGAGATACTATGGCTACACCAACATCCAGGGATACTTTCAAAGAATATTGCCTACGAACTTTGGGTAAACCCGTCGTTGATATTAATGTTGATGATCAACAAGTAGAAGATAGAATAGATGATGCTTTACAGTACTATAGAGACTATCATTTTGATGGTACTGAAAGAATAATCAAAAAAATTGAAATCACACAAACAATCAAAGACAATAAACAAATTGACTTATCTAGTGAGTCACCAGAAATAATTGGTGTTACTAGAATGTTTGATATTGGAGATGCTATCCAAAGTAGCAACTTATTCAATATAAGATATCAAATACATTTAAATGATTTATTTGATTTTACCTCAACAACATATCTTCCATATGTAACAGCAATGAGGCATGTTGAAAATTTAGAAGAAATATTTGTAGGTAAACAACCAATAAGATTTAATAGACATAAGAATATAGTTAACATTGACATAGAAGGTGAAGACCTTATAGTAGGAGAATTTATGATGTTAGATGGTTATGCTGTTGTGGATCCAAACACTTATACTGATGTATGGAGTGACTGGTGGTTAAGAAGATACTCTACTTGTTTAATAAAGAAACAATGGGGTGAGAATCTTAAAAAGTTTGAAGGAATGCAAATGCCAGGTGGTCTTACTTTTAATGGTCAAAAGATTTGGGAGGAAGCCACAGAAGAGCAAAGGAATTTAGAAGCTGAAGTATTAAACAGTTATTCTTTGCCTGTGATGGATATGGAGGGCTAAAATGGCCACCAATAAATATTTTAACAATTTTGCCTATGCTAGAGAGCAAGATCTAGTAGAAGATTTGACAATAGAGTCAATCAAAATCTATGGTCATAATGTAAAATACTTACCTAAAACAATTTCAGGAATAGATCATTTATTTGGAGAAGATAAACTTCTTAAATATGAAACTGCAGCTGATGTTGAAATGTATGTAAAGAATGTTGAAGGATTTGAAGGTGAAGGAGAGTTCATGAGTAAGTTTGGTGTACAATTAAACGACCAACTTACATTAACAGTAGCAAGAAAAAGATTTGATCAAATAAGAACAGAGAAGTTAACAACAGAAGTAGGATATAACTACTTACAAGAATCAGCAAATACAGATGCTCCATCAAGACAATTCTTAACAGGTAACAATCATACAGAAAGTATAATTTTAGAAACAGGCACAACTGGAGTTAATTCATATTCAATAACAGCTAATAGACCACAAGAAGGTGATCTAGTATTCTTTCCATTAGTTAATAAAATATTTGAAATAAAGTTTGTTGAGCATGAAGATATATTTTATCAAACTGGAAGATTACAAAGTTATGATCTTAGATGTGAATTATTCAAATACAGTAGTGAGCAAATTAGAACTGGTAATACTGAAATTGATTCTACTGAAACAGCTGGTACACTAGATACATTACTTTACGAATTATTATTAGAAGATGGAGATAACTTACTTGAAGAAGAAGGTGATTCATTAGTTCAAGAGTATCAATTATTTACTCAAGATGCTGGTGCTAATAATTCATTCTTCCAATCTGAAGGAGAAAGTATTATAGACTTTAGTGAAAGAAATCCATTCTCAGAAGTAGATAGGTACTAATGTTTGGTCATCAGTATTATAATCAGATCATAAGAAGATATGTAGTAATGTTTGGTACATTGTTTAATGACATTGTAGTACAAAGATTTAATACTGCTGGAGCTAGGATCCAAGCTATTAAAGTACCTATTGCTTATGGTCCTAAAGAAAAGTTTTTAGCAAGAGTTGAACAAAATGAAGATCTTCAAAAAAAATCTAGTGTTAGTTTACCAAGGATAGGTTTTGAAATGGTTGGTATGCAATACATGCCAGAAAGAAAATTAAGTAGTACACAAAGAAGAGTTCAAGTACAGGGAACAGCAAACTCTAATAATGATGTTAAAGCTGTTTTTACTCCTGTACCATATGACTTTAATTTTAATCTAAGTGTATTTGTAAAAAATGCTGATGATGGTATTCAAATATTAGAACAAATACTTCCTTTCTTTACACCTGATTGGACTACTACAGTTAAAATTATTCCAGAGATGAATATAACTCATGATATTCCAACAGTACTTACAAGTGTAACTACAGAAGATACATATGAAGGAGATTTTGAAACAAGAAGAACTTTAATATATAATCTTGACTTTTTAGTCAAAGGATACATTTATGGTCCAGTCAAAAAATCTGGTATCATTAAAAGAACAAATATTGAATTTATTGATAGTGCTAATACAGCACTCAAGACAGGAGTTAAATTAGAAACAATTAAGATAACTCCAGGATTAAGAGCAAACGGTGAACCTACAGGAAACAGTGCACAAAGTATTAGTGTAGATAATATCAGTGCTAATGACAACTATGGTTTTGCTGTTGATTATGAAATAAATCTTAGTGGAGAAGAATAATGAGTACTAAATTTGAGAAGAATATGGAAGATATATTTGAACTACCAGAAAAGATTGAACAAGCAAAAGAACTAAAACCTGTTGACAATAAAGATGAAACAGTGGACAATGATTTTAAATATGCAAGAGAGAACCTTTATAATATTATTGAAAGAGGTTCTGATGCATTAAATACTTTAGTTGATGTTGCTAATCAATCACAACATCCTAGAGCATTTGAAGTTGTAGGTCAACTGGTTAAAACATTAAGTGATACAAATAAAGATTTACTTGAATTACAAAAGAAAGTAAAAGTAATAAAGAAAGATATTCCAGATCAACCTCAAAATGTTACCAATGCATTATTTGTTGGTAATACAAGTGAACTTCAAAAAATGATTAATAAGAGAAATAATGAATGAGAATTATCTTGGCAATCCAAATCTAAAACGATCTAATGTAAATGTAGAGTACACTAAAGATCAGATAGCTGAATATATTAAGTGTGCTAAGGATCCAATACATTTTATACAAGAATACATTCAAATTGTTAATGTAGATAAAGGTTTGATACCATTTAAATTATATAATTTTCAGAATGAAATGGTTAGTGCATTTCAAAGTGAAAGATTTGTAATAAACAAACTTCCTAGACAATCAGGTAAAAGTACAACTGTAACAGCATATATGTTATGGTTAATCTTATTTCATGATACACAAAGTATTGCTATATTAGCTAACAAAGGTTCATTAGCTAGAGATTTATTAGGTAAGATACAATTAGCATATGAACATTTACCAAAATGGCTACAACAAGGTATAGTTGTATGGAACAAAGGTAATATAGAATTAGAAAATGGATCCAAGATACTAGCTAGTGCAACAAGTAGTAGTGCAATCAGAGGTGGATCCTTTAACTTAATATTCTTAGATGAGTTTGCATTCGTTAGTAATAATATAGCTGAAAACTTCTTTGCATCAGTTTATCCTACAATATCTTCAGGAGAAACTACAAAAGTTATTATTGTGAGTACTCCTAATGGTTTAAATCATTTCTATAAAATATGGTCTGATGCAGTAGATAAAAAAAATCAATATAAACCTATCGAAGTAAATTGGAACCAAATACCTGGTAGAGATGAAAAATGGAAAAAAGAAACTATAAGCAATACAAGTGAAGAACAATTCAGACAAGAGTTTGAATGTGAGTTTATAGGATCAATGAACACATTGATTAATGCTGGTAAATTAAGAAACCTACCATTTGATTATCCAATAAAAAAATTAGGCAACTTTGTTTGTTATGAAGAAGCAAAGAAAGATCATACTTATGTAATGGTTGTAGATACAGCTAGAGGTGTTGGATTAGATTATAGTGCTTTTATTGTATTTGATGTAACAGAGTTACCATATAAAGTAGTAGGTACATTTAAAGATAAACATATCTCACCAATGATGTATCCTACCACATTACATAATATAGGTCAACATTATAATGAAGCATATATGTTAGTTGAAACTAATGATATAGGTCAACAAGTAGTAGATATATTACATAATGATCTAATATATGAAAACTTAATGGTTACAGTTCATAAAGGTAGAGCTGGTCAACAAATAAGTAGTGGTTTTGGAGGTGGATCCAGAACTATTGGTGTTAAGACAACAAAACAAGTAAAAAGAATAGGTTGTAGTAATCTTAAAGATTTAGTTGAGAATGATAAGTTAGTTATAAGAGATTTTGATTTATTAGCTGAATTAACAACATTTGTTGGTAAAGGTAGTAGTTATGAAGCTGAAGAAGGCATGCATGATGATTTAGCTATGTGTACTGTATTGTTCTCTTGGATAGTTAAACAAGACTACTTTAAAGAGATCACTGATATCGATATTCGTGAAAGACTATATAAAGAACAAGAAAAGATGATGGAAGAACAGATGTTGCCCGTTGGATTTAAAGATGATGGTGTAACAGATAATGAGAAGCAAATATTTGATAATCCAACAGATAGATGGGTGATGCAAAAAACTGACGATTATTCATAGATTGAAAAAATTATAAATAATTGTAAATTCATAATAATAAACTGTATTAAGTAGGAGAGTAAAAAATGGGATTTCAAGTATCACCAGGTGTTAATGTATCAGAGATTGATCTAACCACCATAGTTCCTGCCGTCTCAACCACAGAAGCAGGATTCGCTGCCCATTTAAGATGGGGACCTGCTGAACAAAGAGTTTTAATAACTAATGAAGATGATCTAGTTGCAGATTTCCAAAAGCCATTAACAAGTAATACAGCTACAGACTTTTTTGTAGCATCAAACTTCCTTGCTTATGGTAATGCACTATTTGTCTCAAGAGTTATCAATACAAGTACTTCTGGTGGAACGGCATTAAACGCAACTGTTTCAAACAGTGCGGTTGCATCAACAGTCGTTAAGAATGATGACGACTATGATGATAATTATAGCACAGGTATCTCAGGAGTAGGTGCTTGGGTTGCAAAATATCCAGGAGAATTAGGAAATAGTTTAAAAGTTTCAGTATGTCCAAGTTCAAATGCATTCGAATCAACATTAACAGCTAATATTACAGTTACAGATGGTTCTGTAACAGTTACTGGTGTAACAACAGAAGCTAACGGAGCAGGTGTTGCTGCTTCTGCTTTTTCATCAGAATTGACTGTTGGTGACTTAATTTTATTAGGTCCAGATCAATTTGTTGGTAAAGTTAAAGCTATTGCAAACAATAGTTCATTGACTCTAGAATCAAAGTACTTGGGTAATACAGTATCTGCATTTGGTACTGCTGCAACACATAATGCTTCGGTATCAACTCCAACAAGAAGATGGGAGTATTTTGCTAATGTAGATAGAGCTCCAACAACATCAGACTTTGCTAATACAGCTGGAGGTTCAGGTGATGAACTTCATATTGTAGTTGCAGATGAAGATGGAGAATGGTCAGGTACTAAGAATACAGTTTTAGAAACATTTGAAAATCTTTCTGTAGCATCAGATGCTAAGAATGAAGATGGTTCTGTAAATTATTATAAAGAAGTAATCAATCAGCAATCAAGATATATTTGGTGGGCTGCTCATGACTTTAAAGTAAGTGCTGGTAATAAAGCCTCTGGAGTAACATTTAGTGGTGATCCAAAACCTGCTACATTTAGTTTAATAAATGGTAGAGATGGAGCAACTCCAACTAATGCTGATTATATTAATGGTTACAATAAGTTCAAAAGTGCTGAAGATATTGATGTATCATTTATTTTAGGTGGTGCTCAGAATCAAACAGTAATTGAACACATTATTGGAAATATCTGCGAATCAAGAAAAGATTGTCTAGTGACTCTATCACCTGAAAGAGCTGATGTAGTAAACAACAGTTCATTCTCAGGTAAAGAAGCAATTGATACAGTTGCTTTCAGAGATACATTAACATCTACTTCTTATGCAGTTATGGATAGTGGTTGGAAATATCAATATGATAAATTCAATGACTTACAAAGATATGTTCCAGCCAATGGAGACACTGCTGGTATCATGGTAAGATCCGATATTGCTAGAGACCCTTGGTATTCACCAGCTGGTTTCAATAGAGGTATCTTAAAGAATGTTAACAAGTTAGCATTTAACCCAAACAAAGCTGAAAGAGACTTGTTGTATAAGAATGGTGTTAATCCAATTACAACGTTCCCAGGAGAAGGAACAGTTCTATTTGGAGATAAAACATTATTAGCAAAACCAAGTGCATTTGATAGAATCAACGTTAGAAGATTATTCATTGTACTTGAAAAAGCAATTGCAACAGCTGCTAAGTTTACATTATTCGAATTCAATGATGCATTTACAAGAGCTCAGTTTGTACAACTAGTTGAGCCATTCTTGAGAGATGTTCAAGGTAGAAGAGGTATCTTTGACTTTAGAGTAGTTTGTGACGAAACAAACAATACTCCAGAAGTTATTGACTCAAATAGATTTATTGGTGACATTTACATTAAACCAGCTAGATCTATTAACTTCATTCAACTGAATTTCATTGCAGTAAGAACTGGTGTAGAATTTAGTGAAGTAGTTGGTCAATTTGGTTAATATAATATAAATACTAGTAGGAGAAAATTAAATGGCGTTCAACATTAACTTATTTGCAGGTGCTCTAAAACTAGGTGGTGCTAGAACTTCGTTATTCCAAGTGAATATTACCAACCCAGCCAACGGAGCTGCTGACATCCAAGTACCTTTCTTAGCGAGAGCTGCTCAGATTCCAGCTGCAACAATTGCACCTTTAGATGTTCCATATTTTGGAAGACAATTAAGACTAGCCGGAAACAGAACTTTTGCTGATTGGACAGCTACAATTATTAATGATGAGGATATGCAGATTAGAAATGCAATGGAAGAGTGGTCAAATACGATCAATGGTTTCCAAACAAATCTAAGAAAATTTGGTGCATCTTCTCCAGCATTATATAAGTCCACAGCTCAAGTGACTCAATTTAGTAAAACAGGTACTCCAGTAAGAGTATATAACTTTGTAGGTATCTTCCCAACAGAAGTTTCAGCTATTGAAATGGATTGGGGAACAGATGCTGTTTCAGAGTTTACTGTAACATTTACTTACGATTATTGGGAAGTTTCTGGAGGTATTACCGGCAATGCTGGTGGTCTCTAGTTCTAATTAATTGAAAAAAGTATTGGACTCATAAATAGTTTTGTAGTACAATACTAATATAAAGGTAGTCATGGCATTAGAATTATTTGGCTTTCGCATTGGTCGAAAGGAAGAAGAGCAGAAACTAAAGGATGAGAATCTAAAGTCCTTTGTTCCACCTAGCGTAGAGGATGGAGCTGTAGAGATAGCTTCAGGCGGTGCTTATGGCACATATGTAGATCTCGAAGGCTCTGCCAAATCAGAGGCAGAATTAGTAACAAGATACAGAGAAATGTCACTCCAACCGGAGTGCGACTCTGCTATTGATGATGTTGTTAATGAAGCAATAGTTTACAACGAAAAAGAACCAGCCATATCTATAGTCTTAGATGACCTCAGAACAGGTGCTGGTATTAAGAAAAAGATACACGAAGAGTTTGATAACATTCTTAGAATGTTAAACTTTACAACCAACTCATATGATACTTTCAGAAAATGGTATATTGATGGTAGATTATATTATCATCTTGTTATAGATGAAAGTAATCCAAGAGCTGGTATTCAAGAATTAAGATATATTGATCCAAGAAAAATTAGAAAAGTTAAAATGCCTATTAAGAAGAAGGATGAGAAGACTAATACTATTCTTACAAAAGGCTACTTAGAATATTATATCTTTCATCCAAGAGGTATCAATAGATCAAACCAAGGATTAAAAATATCCAAAGATAGTGTATGTTATTGTCACAGTGGTCTTTTAGATCAAAGAATGTTATTAGTATTAGGACATTTACATAAAGCTATCAAACCTTTAAATCAACTTAGAATGTTAGAAGATGCATCTGTTATCTATAGATTAGCTAGAGCACCAGAAAGAAGAATATTTTATATTGATGTTGGTAACTTACCTAAGATTAAAGCAGAACAATATCTTAGAGATATGATGGTTAAACATAAGAATAAATTAGTATATGATGC